ATTATTGTCGACAACAACCATTTTCGCTGATACTGATGATAACGAAATTATAATCACTCAAACTGGTGATACACTTAAGTTATATATTGACCAAGAAGGTTTTGGAAACAAGATAGGAGGTAATGACTTCTCATCTTCCGGGACTGCAATGTTAATAACTGGTGCTACACTAGAGTTTGATTTAGATTTTACTGGTAATTCAAATATTTTATTTGGTCCAGTCACCGCTGATAACTCAATTTATAAGTTAGATTTTACTGGTGATTCAAACCAAATCGATTGGAGCGTTGGCAGTACAGGCAGTTCAGACGATTCTGATATAAACTTTAGTGTAACTGGTTCAAGTAATACTTTTGACTTAGACCAAGGTACAGCTTTTAGTGCAGAACGTTTAAACGCTGATTTAATTGTCATTGGAAGTTCAAACATATTTGACGTCGATTGGGAAAGTGACGATGTAATTTGGAACTGGGATATAACCGGTGCTTCAAATAACATTAATACTTTACAAAAAGATGGCGCAAATGAAATGACTGTAGAGTTAAATGGTGATAGTGCCGATGTAGATATTAACCAAATATCAGGAACATGCGCAGTTTCTAGTAGTGGGTGTGCTACACCAAATGCTATCATAACTTTGGATATTACAAGTGATAATTCGACAATTCAAATTAATCAGAAAGATTCAGCTAGCGATAGTTAGTTTATTTTTATCAATAGGGTTTGTTTATGCAGACCCTATTGGTGATATCGTTGAATCGACTGGTGTAGGAAAAATAGTCAGACAACAAGAAGAGATTGTTGTATCTGGTGCAGTACTTCCTATAGAATTATATGATAGAGCTGAAACTGCGATGGGTAGTATGCTTATTGAGTTTATCGATAACGCAGAGTTAGCATTAAAAGAGCATACTGAAGTTTATATCGATGAGATATATTACGACCCAGACCCTAACCTTTCAAAGATGAGTATGAGAATGGTTATGGGAACTGCAAGGTTTGCATCAGGTTCCAAAGGGTTAATTAATAAAGCAAACATAGATATACAAACACCTACAGCAACAATTGGTATAAGAGGCACAGACTTTACCACAACAATAGATGAATTGGGAAGAAGCCTTATAGTACTATTACCTGATATAAATGGTGACCCGTCTGGTGAAATCAGTGTATCGAATATGGCGGGTACTGTAATATTAAATCAACCTTACCAAGCAACAATGGTAAGTACAATGGATTCTAATCCTACAAGTCCTGTGACTATTAATGGTTTAACACCTAGTATGATTGATAATATGTTTATTGTTAATCCACCAAGTGAAGTTAAACAAGCCATTGAGGAACAAGCAAAGGATGACCAGGACCAAGACACTGGTATGTTGGATGTAGATTTTTTAGAGTTCAACGAATTAGAACAAGATGCTTTAGCTGATAGTGAAGAAGATTTAGAATTTAGTGAGTTAGATATTGACTTATTAGATGTAGATTTCTTAAGAGATTTATTAGATGTAGTTGAAGCTTTAGAGAAAACAAGGGTTGTTCTCGCGGACGTACAAGCGAGCGCAGGAGGAAACTTAAGTGGATTTAGATTAAAAGGTGCTCAAGTAGGATTTAATAAAGATTCACAATTTAATGTATTCGAACAAGATGGTAATTTAGTATTCTTTCGTAGTGTAAATGGAATTATAAATATTATCATAGGTGCAGGTGGTAGCGGATTTATAGATGTAGTTACCAACGATTATGAAGGCATAATGCAATTTAATGACGGGGATGGGATTGAAATATATATTCGACAAATTAATTAATAGAGATAATTTAGAAATGGCAGTATTGTTTCTAATATTTTTTATATCACTGGTAGGAATATCACCAGTGGTTTATGCTGGTCCTAGTGATGATAATCATGTCCATGTAGAACAAGTAAATATGGGTGATAACTTTGATTTAACTATCGACCAATTTGGTTTTGGTAATATGATTAGATTCTCAGCAGACCATGATAATAATACATTAAACTTATTACAAGTTGGAAATAATATGTATATCGGATATACAGATGATTGGGGTTCAGGTTATACTTGGGGCGGTGATTTAGATGGTTTAGGAAATGAAGTTGATATAAGACAAAAATGTTCAGCTTCTAGTTGTAATGATAATGATTTTCAATTTCATATATGGGGTGATGACAATCAAGTTGTATTTGGCCAAGGTTACGAAAATGGAAATACCTTAACACCTAACTGGAGTTATGATGGTACTGAACCAGGTGGAAACTATGTAAGACTAGATATACATGGCAATGATAATCAATTTAAAGGTAGTCAAAAACAAGATTCAAGTTCTATAAATCATTCAATCATAGCAAATATATATGCAGATAATAATGATGTATATGTAAAACAAATGCAAAATGGAAATAAAACTCTTAACTTAACAATTTATAATGATTGGAATGAAGTGGATATAGTTCAAAAGAAGACTGGAGCTCACACTGCTACAATCACATTAAATGGAACATATCCTACAGATTTATTTTTAACTCAAACTGGAAGCACAACACAATCATATACTTTATCTCAAAATTGTGTGACGGTGAGTGGATGTTCAGTAAGTATTACCCAAGGTAATTAGTATAACATAGTATAACACTTTATGAAATATATAACATCAATATGGGCGAGTATAATACTTTGTATTACACTTTTAGGAATTAGATTATGGGACCCAATCTTAGTTGAACAAATAAGATTAAATGTCTTTGACCAATATATCAAATCACTTCCAGAAAAAGAATCAAACGATATTGTCTTATTAAATATAGGAGAAGTATCTCTAGAAGAAATAGGTCAATACCCTTGGCCAAGACAAAATTACGCACAAATAATATCTGACCTTCGTAACGCTGGTGCAGGTATGATTGTATTTAGTATAATGTTTCCAGAGAACGATAGGTTCGGTGGCGATAAGGTATTCGCATCTTGGATAAAAGATAATGGAATCATTCTCGCACAGGACGCGGACAGTCGTGGACGTGACACACGTGCGCCGTACGTGGGGTATGCTACATTTGGAAATACTGATCCGTTAGATTTTATATATCGATATCAAGGTTTAGTGACTAATATAGAAGAGTTAGAATCACAAGCTTGGGGTGTAGGATTAATTAATGCAGCCCCAGAAGTAGATAACATAACAAGAAGAATACCACTTATATCTCAAATTAATGGTGAGTTATATCCTTCGTTAGCTTTAGAAACAGTGAGAGCAATACAAAATAAAAAGAGTTATACAATTAAAACAAACGAAGCAGGTATAGAAGGTATTGTATTAAGACCTTTTGATTTACCAACAGATTCAGATGGAAGTATATGGTTAAAATGGAATAGTAAGTTTACTGAGTACGAGTATGGTGAAAAGACTATGCATGGTTTAAATCCAATACCAGATTTGAATGGACAAACAGTTATAATAGGAGTCACAGCAAAAGGATTAGCAAATCAAATACCAACACCGGGAGGTTTGTTATATCCACATCAATTACAAGCAAACGCTTTACAAACAATAATATCAGATAATCCAATCTCACGACCTGTTTGGACTACGTCAGTTGAATTAATAATAATGGGTATTGGTGGATTGATTATAATACTATCGATGTATTATCTACCGATATGGATATCTGGTCTGTTATTTACAGCTTTGTCAGCTGGTTCTGGTTATCTCAGCTGGACATTGTGGTCCGACTCGCAGATACTCCTTGACCTTAGTTATATACTAATATTATATATACTTTTACTAACTTCAACGGGCTTTAATAATTTCTATAAACAATTTGTATTAAGACAACAAATACAAAAACAATTTGGTACTTATGTATCTCCTGATTTAGTTAAACAATTACAAAAGAATCCTGAGTTATTAAAACTTGGTGGTGAAAGAAAAGAAATGACATTTATGTTTATGGACATATGTGGATTTACACCAATCTCAGAACACTATAAAAATAACGATGACCCAGAAGGATTAGTTATCCTTATAAATAATTATCTAGATACAATGACAAAAATCGTTCTTAAGAACGGTGGAACAATAGATAAGTTTATGGGTGATTGTATTATGGCTTTTTGGAATGCACCTTTACCATGTAAAGACCATGCTGATAAAGCTGTACAAACATCAATAGAAATATGTGAGGCAGCAGATGAACTTATACAAGAACTTAAAGACAAAGGTTTACCTACTATTGATATCGGCATTGGTATTAATACCGGCACATGCATTGTCGGAAACATGGGATCTGAAGCTAGATTTGACTATTCCGTCATTGGAGATGCCGTCAACCTTGGGGCTAGACTCGAGGGACAAACAAGAAATTATGATGGGGTTCGAGTGTTGTTGGGACCAGAAACTTATAGAAGCTGTACATCGAGAGCATTCGCTGAAGTCGATAGAATCACTGTCAAAGGAAAGACAGAGGCCGTCACCATATACACTCCGATTCGAACTAGCTGATCCTCCTGGACCAGCTGAATGGGCAACCTTTGCATTATTCCAAGCACTTGATGTGTGGACTACTAGAGAAGGAACTAAATACGACTGTGTAAGAGAAGCAAATCCACTTTTCTCAGATAAGCCATCAACAAGTAGTTTAATATGGACTAAAGTTGCTTTAATTACTCCAGCCGTTCAATATGATTTAAAACGTGGTACCCTATCTAAAAAGGGTATGCAATCAATGAATAATATAATGTACATTGTATTATATAATAATTTTCATATACTCAATAAAGCTAAGAGATATTGTACTAAAATAAATTAAAAAAAAGTGTACTTTTTTTAAAAAAACCGTTTACAAATGCAGAAAAACGGTGTATAATATACCTATATGATAAGGAAACAAAAACACATAATATTCGACGTAGATGGTACAATAGCAGATTGTAATCACAGAAGACATTTTGTTGATGGAAGCCAAAAGGCTGATTGGGATGCTTTTAGAGATGCAACTCATTTAGATACTCCAATACAACATGTATGTGATATGGCTAAACAACACGTATCTGATGGAGATGTTGTAATGTTTGTTTCCGCTAGAAACCAATGTCAAAGAGATGTCACTGTAAAGCAGATACAAGATTGGATAGGAATAGATAACCCAGTATTGTTCTTAAGACCAGATGGAGATTACAGACCAGATGACGTATTTAAGAAAGATGTTTTAGACATTGTAAGAGACACAATAGGTGGCGATCCAGATGTAGTATACGATGACAGAAATAGAGTTGTCGATATGTGGAAAGCAAATGGTATAAACGTAGTACAAGTTGTACCTAGACACCAAGGAGATTTTTAATGCAGGAGAGAATTGTTACAGTTGTGTAACAATTGTGTAACAATTCACCTGCAACCGTTTACAAACGCGTCGAACTTTGGTATAATATACATATAATTTTTTGATAAGGAGTTAAAATGCAAAAATTAGTAATCCAAACCCAATATAGAGAAAACTACGCTTACCCAAATTGGGACGGGAAAGGCGAATGTCCACAGGCGTGGAAGTTCAAAGGTGGTAGCACCTACGTTGTTAACAGTTTCAAAGACTTTAATAATGTCACTAAGGTGATGGACCAGCTTAATGAGCTTATCGCTTCTAGTAGTGAAGGGTTTCAGGAGTACATTCTTTACTGGGAAATTGTTCCTCAATCCAAGAAGGTCTGCGAGGACTGGGAAACAGTCACACAGTTATGGCTCAATCCTGTTGGAAAATGGGAAGCCCTTAAAATCACTGATAATCGTGAAGATGGTTGGATGAGGAGAGAAATCCTTGAAAAAACTGAGTCGTGGACTATGGCTCCTGAAAACGAAAGGCTTCAGTATAAAGCTGAGTACCTCATGGAAGATGGCGATGAAGTCATTGGCGATGAAGGTCTTAAAGAATGGTTTAAATCAAAGGAGGCAGCGTAATGGAAAGATACGTAATAACAACCGAAAGCTACATATATGCGGATAGTGATAAGAAAGCTAAATCACTAGCTAAATATATTCAAGGCAAACAAAGAAAACAATATGACAACCAATGTTATGTCACAAAGTTGCAATCAGCACCTTTTGGCAGGATTGGTTCTGATACTAATTTAATTGAAGGAGAGATATTATAATGTTTGTAGCTAATTTCTTAACAGGTCCAGGTACTGATAAAACACCGTACAATGTTAAACTTACATTTTATGAATATCTGCTTGGAAAGGTTAATACAAATCAATTACTCAGAGATTTAACTGAGAAGTACGATACTAATTTTGTTAGTGATTTTTATTATATAGGAGTGAGATATGCCAAAGTCTAAAAATGATTATACATTCGCTGATATAAAAGCGATGCTTAAACAAGAAGCAAAAAAATATAAAGAGGAAGTAAAATTCCAAGAAGCAATAGCAAAGCTTGACGCAAGGAAAGCTCAAATCAAAAAGCAATCTAAACTGACTAAATCTGTTATGTCAGCCAAGCATCAATCGCCTAGTGGTTTAGATTTACATTCAGATGAGAATAGACATTATTCAAAAGAAAATACAGATAGATGGTTAAGTAGTACATCGTACTATGAGAACTATCAAGCTATGAGGTCTCAAGATGATTATTGATAAACTAATTGAAATTGGAATCGTCTCAGCTGCTGTAGCTTTTGTAAGTTTATTCTGCTATGGTTTATACTTATTAATATTTGAGGATTGGTCATGAGAGTTTTAGAAGAAAACTATGGGGACGTGAGAATATTTTCTGATCGTATATTCGGTTATAAAAGATATCACGTTATGTGGAACGATGGGTCACAAACAACATACTCTGGTTTGTGGTACTCATTAAAGAAAATTAAAAAAATTGTAGAGGATAATTTAATATGACACAATATGATGATAAAGTGCAGTATCAAAGAGACCTTTTGGCTGCAGAAGAATGGGCTAAATCATTTAGTTCAATGCATAACCACAGCATAAGTTCAATGTGGTATGATACAAGACCACAAGATACTCAGGACGGTAAAAGAGTCATTGATATTATTTACAATAGTGGTTTGATTAAAAGAACATGCGATGATGGTTCTGAAGTATACTTTGGAAAAGAGTTAAAAGGAAAAGATTTAGTAGATGCTTATTTAAGAAATACTTAAAAAAACAGTTTACAAATACAGAAAAAGGTGATATAATAACATTATGAGTTCAACAAATTTTTACATGGGTTCTCTTAGATATGACCCAACAGGAAGAAAAAGAAAAAATCATGCTCTTAATCCAGTAAGGCGTAAAAAAGTACCAGCATATCAGCAAGGTACACATAAGCCTGACCAAGTAGCTATTGAAAGAATGAAAGCTGCTAAAGAGCATAAAGAAAAGTATCCATCTCTTATGGAACAACAAATTAAGTCTGGTACGTTTTGTGCTAATGGAAATACTACAGGAAAAAAAGAGCCTATGAAATATACTGGCACTTTGGTCAAAGGTATTGCAACCATGCACAAATCTAATGCAGTACCAATTATAAGTCAAGAAGAAGCTACCGATATTGCGAGGATGAGGCGTGGGTAGTTTCATAATTTCGGGGGGATGGGTTTCTAAACTCCTTATCATCAATTCCCTGACCCCCACCTTTAGGAGAATGATATGGACTTGTTAGGAGCAATACTACTTATACTTTCAGCATTTTTTGTTTATATGTCATCACATATAATCTCAGAAGAAAAGGTAGGAAAAAGTATTCCTTTACCTTGGGAAAGAATGTTTAAGAAAGAAGGAAAAGTATTTGATAAATCTGATATAGAATATAGAGATGGTGATAACACATAAGGAGAAATATGGCTAGAAGAAAAAGAAGATTAAAGAACGCTGATGAAGCGTTAATGGGACCTAAGCCAAACTATGGTCCACATAATCCAGTGCCTGAGAAAGATGAAGATAGGGTAAAGGAATATCGAAGAGCACAAAACTGGTTCTACTACTTTGAGAATAAAAAGAATGCTGAAGTAGTTTGTCAGAACTATGCTAAAAATCATTTAGGATTTACAAAAGCACAAATCAATAATTTGAAAAAGCTTCCTGGTTGGAAGTATAGAATGAGTATCTATCAGCATATTGAAATGATTAATAGTGGTTGGACTGGTCATCCCTTAGATGATTCAATACTAAATATGATTAAGGATAGATTAGTACAGGCTGAAAAAGAAGGTTCCAAGATTGTAAAGGAAATAAGTAATAAACCAAAGCCTGTAGTTATTCCACCAGCTGAAAGAACAAGAAGAAAACTATTAGATACTCTTTATGCAGAGTTTGATGAGTTAATTGTTGAAGGTTGGTTTGATGGTGAGTTTACACAGAAGTTTAATTTATATTCTAGATTTAAAGGACATGGATTCAAAGGAAATGCTATTGAACCATTTCGTAGAATGATAATGCCTGAGTATGAATGTATATTAGATGCTTATAATAAAACATGCGATCAAGCAGTAGAAGCATATTCCCATATCAAGAAAAGTGATAAGAAGAAAATACTAAACATGTATGAAGATATGTTTAAGGATATGGATAAACTCAAACAAAGTTTTAAAGCTCAAAGGGTTCCTAGAGCACATAAAAGAAAGACATCAGATGAGCAAGTTACGCATCTTCAGTATCAAAATGAATGTGAAGATTCTAAACTTGCATCGATAAATCCTGTAATGATACCAGGTAAATCCAAACTGTGGGTATATAATACCAAACAAAGGCGGCTGACCGAATATGTGACTACCGCCACAGATGGATTCCTGATTGCAGGGACTTCGATTAAAAATCATGATGAGAAGCTGAGTAAAACAGCTACGCTTCGAAAACCAGATGATATGCTTCCAATCGTACTAAGTAAAACTGAGAAACAGTTAGAAAAGTTTTGGGATGATATCACAACAAAAATTGGTTCTCCTAACGGGAGAATAAATAAAGATTGTATATTAATGAGGGTATTTTAATGTTAACAGTTGGAGATAAATTTCCTGCTTTCTCACTGCAGGGAATCAATGAAAAAAACGAATTTGTGAGAGTAAATATATATGAAGGCTACACACCACTTAAAAAAGATTGGTCAGTAGTTTATTTTTATCCTAAAGACTTTACTTTTATCTGTCCTACAGAAATTGCAGGTATGGATGTACTAACAGAGCATGCAAATGTGGTTGGTATATCAGGTGATAATGAATTCTGTAAATTAGCTTGGAAACAAGAAAATGAATTAATAGGTAATATTAATCATACACTTGCAGCTGATTGTGGATTAGGATTATCAAATACTTTAGGTATTGTAAACGAAGAGGAAGGTGTTTGTTATAGAGCAACTTTCATCTTTGACAGAGAAAGAACTATACATCATGTATCAGTTAATGCTCTTGATACTGGTAGAAATGCTCAAGAAGTATTAAGAACATTGAAAGGTTTACAAGCCGGTGGTTTAACTGGATGTGCTTGGGACGAAGGTGATGAGTTTGTCGGCTAAAATAGAAGTACCTATAAAGGAAAAAATTATGACGAGAAAAAGATTCTCTACAGCTGTAGAGACAATGGTAGCTCAACATAATTTAACTTATATCGATGCTGCAACTTATATAGTTCAGGAAAGAGGGTTAGATTTTAGAAATCTAAAGAGGTTATTAACTGATAGTTTAAAACAAAAATTAGAAGAAGAAGCCTCTTCATTAAATTTAATTAGAGGTAAAAGGAAAAATAAACTTCCAGTATGAATGACCCGTATGAATCTTATAAACTTTACAATGCGCTCAAACTGCATTTTGAGACAGATTCATATGATGCAATAAAGTACAATTTTAAAACTTCTATTAAACCACAATCTTTCTTTAATCGAAAAGATAAATACTTCTTCGCCAAGTTAGCAAAAACTTATGGTAAACATTTAAAGGATTACTATATTGCTAATTTTAAAATGGATGTTAAGTATGTCGGTGATATGCTTAACGAAGGTGGAGAACAATACTATCGTTCTCATAAAAAAGTTTTAGAGTCAATACACTATAGCTTTGAGAATGATATAAATAAACTTAGTGAGATTGAAAGTTCCTTTGATAATTTATTAATATCAGAGAATAACAATCACCCTAAGATTATAAAGCTTTGGATGCAAGAAGAAATACTTTTGGAAACAATCGTAATCTTGGATTCATTAACGGGGTTTGTTGAAAGGGAAAATAAGAAGATATCTGAAACAATTATTTGGCCAGACATCTATCGTAAGATAACTAAATACAAACCATTTGTAAATTTTAACACAGAGAAGTGTAAAGGTATACTAATAAAACAGTTTACAAATGCATAGAAATGTGTTATAATATAACTCTATATTATGAATAAAGTGGATAATTCAGTAAATACAATGTACATACGGAGAATAAAATGTCATTAGATAACTTAAAGAGCATGCGAGGCTCATCAATCGATAAACTCGTAAAAGCTGCAGAAGCAGTATCCACAACCAAAACCGAAACAAAGTCATATGACGATGATAGATTTTGGAAACCCACCAGAGACAAAGCAGGGAACGGTTATGCCGTGGTGAGATTCTTACCTGCCAAAGAGGGTGAAGACCTTCCTTGGGTAAGATATTGGGACCATGGTTTTAAAGGTCCTACTGGTCTATGGTACATAGAAAATTCATTAACCTCAATTGGTCAAGACGATCCTGTATCGGAAGCCAATTCTGTTCTTTGGAACTCTGGTAGAGATGAAGATAAAGCGTTAGCAAGGGAAAGAAAAAGAAGGCTACATTACATATCAAATGTATTAGTAGTATCCGATCCTGAGAATCCGCAAAATGAAGGTAAAGTATTCCTTTATCAATTTGGTAAAAAAATCTTTGATAAAATCATGGATGTAATGCAACCACAATTTGCTGATGAGCAACCTGTAAATCCTTATGATTTCTGGGAAGGCGCTGACTTTAAAATCAAAATCAGAAAAGTCGAAGGTTGGGTTAACTATGATAAGTCTGAGTTCTCTAAACCTTCATCACTATTCGAAGGTGATGAGGCAAGGTTAACAGAAGTATATGATAAACTATATAGTTTACAAGATTTCTTAAAGCCTGAGAACTATAAAACTTATGATGAGTTAAAAATGAAACTCAATAGAGTACTTGGTGTTGAAGCGGTAGAAGAACCTATGCCATCTGTCATGGATTCAGCTCCTACACAACAAGCTCCAGCAATGAGTACAGCCGATGCAGAAGCAATGGGAACTAAAGATACATCAGAAGATGATGATGATACCCTAAGCTACTTTGCTAAACTAGCTCAAGAAAATTAATTTAATTTAATTTGGAAAGGGACTCGAAAGGGTCCCTTTTTTTATCTGCCTGTTACGCCTTCAAGAGCAAGTCTTGATGGGTTAGGTTGTACAGCCATAATTGTAGTTGCTGCTTGAGAAGATGTATTGTTTGTTATATTAGCACCCATAACTTGTGTTCCACTGGCTCCAGCTGTAGCAGCTATTTGAGCAGCTGATGTTTCATCACCTAGGGCTGTTAAATCTGTTCCTGTCGTAACGTCAGGTATTTCAATACCTTCTGGTAAATCAGTAATGCCTTCGGCTTCAGCTTGTTCTTGAATTTCTTTATCTCTTTTCTCTTGTGCTAATCGAGCTTTTGTTTCTTCTTTAAACTTACCAGCTCTTCCTGTTTCTAATCCTTCACCTAAGAAAGAATCAACCATATCACCAACTTCATCTCCAAATAACCACCTAGCTAATCTACCTCCACCAAGGAATTCAAATATCTTACGTGGTAAGAATGTGATACCGTTTACTAACATGGATAAACCATCAATAAGATATAATGCTCCAAGTTTTAAAGTATCCATTACAGTTGCGCCTTCACCAAGAGTACTTTTAAGATACATGAAAGCACCAGCTATGACAGCTATGACAGCAACAATAGGTAATATTGGAATCAAAACAGCACCTAAACCAGCTAACATACTACTTAGAGTTGATAACATACTTGGTATAAATGTACTTAACATAAATGTTCTGAATGTTTTAACCATTTTTACTAATTTAGCTAACTTACCAAATAAACCACCAAATGCAGTTATGAGAGGACCACCGAAGTATAATGCTAATCCTAATACTAATCCACCAAATAAGAATATATTATCTCCAATCTTTTGTTTTGCTGTTTCAAAATCACCGGTGACAAAAGCTACTAAACCTTCAACTATCTCTAAGAATCCAGTTACGAAATTTTGTATTATTTCACTTAATAGTTCTGGGTCAACTACACCAATAACTAATCCTATTAGACCTGCTAATAAACCACCAGTTTTAACTGCGCTTTGACCAAAATTACCAAGCTTATCTCCGAATCCACTGATAGAGTCACCTATTTTTGTAAGTTGACTAGATTGAAGTTCAGCTGCCTTTTGAGCTTCTCTTGATTTTTCTCTATCGGTAGTTGCGTCAAGTAATTCTTGTCGCATTACATTACTTTGTTCCTGCGTAACTAAACCATCTTTCTCCATTTGCTGAATATCAGATAATCTATTATTGAACTCAGTAAAAGCTGGATCGATTTTACCTCCAAATGTAGGACCTAATTGCTTTAAAGCTTTTTCAATCATATCATCATTTACTTCATTAGCTTTTTGACCTTCTTTTAAGTTATCTACAAAACTTTTAAATCCTTCTGATTGTGTTGCTATTTGTTGGGCATTTAATTCTTTACCTTGGTCAATAAGATTTTGTATTTTAGTAGCATCATTTGCTGCAGCATTGATTATATTAGTACCAACTTTATTGGTGGCACCAGTTAAATTTTTAAGAGTACCATCTTGTTTAAATATGGCTTTTCGTGTTGATTCAATTTGTTCATCAATTTGATTAGCAGTTTCTATTTGGCCTGAAGCTCTTAACTCATCTGCAGCAATTTTTTGTTCTTGAAGTGTTTTGACAGTTTCATTCAGAGTCAAAGTCTTTTTAGCTGAAATAGCTAGTTGTGATGTCTTTGCTAAATTTTCTTTATTTACTTTAGCATTTTCTTTAAGACTAGTATTTTGATAAGTGTTAGCAACTTCAGCCTTTTTAGCAGCATCTTGCTGCGACTTTATTAAAGCTTGTTGACTATCCTTTATTATCTTACCGGGCTTTTTATCTGAATCTTCTGCCATTTAAATTATCCTATTTATTGCCAAATGCACGTCCAGCTTCTGATATACCGAATGCACCTAGTGTGACTACAACAAATGATGTATAAATTGTATCATCAACTTGGAGGTCCATTCCCCAGAAGGCTGTGACTAAATCAGCAATACCAAATGCTACCATTAATGTGAAAGCTATAAACCCAATGATTGCTTTTTCATTTAAATCATTGTGGTCTAAGAATAAATCTATAAACCTTCTTTTAGGTGGTGCAAGTCTTTTCTTAGCTTCTGCTGCTTCGTCTTGCATATCCTTAATAGTATCTTCAGCTGCGTCTAGCTTCTCAATGAGAGCCATATACTTATCTAAGTCTATTTCTACTTCATTTCGGCTATTATCTGTTGCGTTATTGTCAGCCATTTTTTTCTCCCTATTTCATTTTCATTCTACGCTCTTGTTCCGCGTACCTTTCATTTTCTCTCTCAATATGGTCCTTTAATAAAGTCACATATATTTCCCTTTCATACGGAATCATATTATCTAGTTCGGTCAAACTATACTTATGACTCTGCATCATCGCGAAGTTTGTCTTATAATGGTTTACAAGACTATCGTGAGAGAGGCCTACGTAAAAAAACTTTGAAGACCTCTCAACTCCATTTTATCTTCTTTTCCACAACTTTCACAAGTATATTCCACATCTTTCTTTACACTTGGTATATTTTGTAGATAATCAGATACCATTTTAAACTGAGCTGAGGTTAGAGAACTTAAAAAATCTCTAACATTATCTCTTGTTTCATCTTTTACGTTATAAACATTATCTTCATCATAAATTGTTTGCATACAATCTATTATTAAATCAAATGCTCCATCGACGGTTTTTAATTTTTCTTCATCGTAATTAGCCATTAAATCTACTGAAGGATACAGCATTTGTATACCTATCGCATCAGTTAATTGGATAACACGATTATCATCAAAATCGTCCATCTCTATTTCATCTAAATTAATATTTACAGGATTTGGATGTTTACATTCCTCGTTCTGACATATTAATTTAAGTTCTACATTCTCACCAACTGATTTACTTCTCAATTTTAAAAATAACCATTCTAAATCAAAACCAGTTAATTGATTAATATCAACTTCACTGAGAATACATGCTTGAGCAACATCTTTCATTGCTCTCACAATTTGCTTATTATCTTTCGATTCTAAAGCAACCATCATTATTTTTTCTTCCTTAACTAAATAAGGTCTATAATCTATTTCAACTCCGGTTGATGGTAGCTTAGTGCTATACCGGCTTGAATTCACTACTGGCAAAGCCATATTTTTCTCCTATTATGTAATTAAATCCAGTACCGCATTAGCTGCTGATACTGACGATGATAAGGTTCCTTCTGCAACGAACTTATCATATTTCCAATCAACGGTTAAAGTGGATAATCCATCTTTTTCCTGATTCAATTCAAATCCACTTATAGCTTTAGGATAAGCCTTTTCTAACCTAACACCATAAATGGGAATGTGCTTTTTATTTAGCATTTGTATTACTACATCTACTGCATAATCATCTTTATAACCAACGATATTACCTTTTACATCTACAATACCGTCCATCCAATTATCAAACATCCTACGTATATACATATCGTTTGTGACTACAAATTCCATTTTGCAGTCCTCATCGATAAAATCGTATGGATATGAATTTTGTTGTTCTTCAACACCATATTCAAAAGTACTTAAACTTCTTCCTGGTAAGTTAACTTTTTGACATAATAAACTAATATCCCTTGGGTCATTAATTATATTTTTTAAATTGAATCCACCACTTAAAGCACCAGCTAAAAGTGTACTACCATCTAAGTTTAATAAACTTTGCTCGGGAGGTGTGAATATAACATTGAATCTGTTTGTGACAGCTAAACCACCATGTTTGTTAAAAGTCGATTTTAAATTGTCTATATTCATATTCTTTTCTTCGATTCTGTCCAAACAGTATTTTTGTTGGCTTTTCTAAATTGTTCTACTGGTAAGAATGTTGCTATTTCCCATTCGGTTATAGGAACTCTTACAAACTTTGATTTAACGTGTTTAGCTAAATAGTGTTTAAAACAAGGTTTGAACTCTCTATATTTTGCACTACCCTTGAGTAAATCATATCTCATTTTAGTTAAACGTGAATTTGGTTTTGGATTCTTTGGTCCTAAAGCTAATAACTTATCTAAGAATATCGCCCTGATATCAGGAGGAAGATAATGTAAGTTAATACCATAGAATCCACCAGGGGCTTCATCAACCATAATGGTAAGAGGAAACCTATCATAATATGGTAAAGTTTTCTTAAGTTTTGGATCGTACATATACATATACATTTCACCAATTACACTCGTTCCTTGTGGGTCTAAAGCATCATCACTCATTAACGATGCAACAGATGGTCTGTTTAGTCCTTGGACTTTATCCTGAAACCACTTAATACTTTCCTTCGTCCTGCCTGATACACCAGCACGGAAAGCTTGAGCCTGTAATGTGTCAAATAAACTAGCCATATAAACTATTTATATCAAGTGTTAAGTACTTTGATGCCTAGATTCTTTAAAGTTTCCTCAGTCCAAACTTGAAACTTCCAACCTTTATGCCTTGCATATTGGTCAGCTGCTTCCCATTTGTCCTGGTTTTTTGAGAATGTCAGTACTTCGTTAATATATCTTTTGGTCTTTCTTTTTGGTTGTTTTGGTGGTTGTGTTTCTTTTTTAGGTTTAATCTCTACTAGATATGTTTTTCCATTTGTCATTTCAACATATAAATCAACAAAATACCTATGTAATTTCTTATCCACACTACATTTGTAAGGTACAACAATCTCTTCAGAACTCCAAGCTCTGACTTTATTATTGTTCTCACACCATCGAAAAGCATTTCTTTCCCATAAAGAACGAAATACTACGTTATTTGAGTTGCCCAAATACTTATCTGGGTTTTTTATTTTGTATCTACCTTTGTAAGCCATATAAATAATACTATAGTTTTAATTTATTTATAAGGTATTTATATGGCTACATCGAACAATCCAACACAAAATCCTGAAGGCGGAGGAAGAAGTCCTGATTTGATATTTCCTCAGCATTTAGCTCAGTTAATAGCACAGGATGTCAGTCACCCGCATTTAATTATTACAAATAACGAAGACCAAGAAGCAATATTCTTACCGGTTCCCGCATCATTATCATTAGGAGATGGTGCTAATTACGAAGGTTTAGATAGAGCAACCTTTCAAACAGCAGAAGCTTTTTCAAAAGAAGGTGCTGGTAGTTTAGAAGCTGCAGATAAATTAGCTATGGGATTAAGCCAGATAAAGAATTTTCCAGGTGCAGATATATTAGCAAAAGACCAAATGTTTAGAAATAGAGTTGCTTTAAATCCTATGCAAGAGATGGCTTTTACTGGAATGAGTATGAGAGAACTATCCTTATCATTTGATATGGTTCCAAGAAACGAGGATGAAGCTCAAACAATTAGAAATATAGAAAAAAAATTAAGAAAGTTAATGTATCCTGAGAAAGCTGGTACAACTGGATTTTCAGTTAGATACCCAGCAATGTTTACTTTACAGTTTATGTCAGGGGAAAAGGAATCTCAATTCTTTCCTTTATTTCATCACGCATATTTAAAAGGATTAGAAACAAACTTTAGAGGTCAAGCTGGTGGTTATCATAGAACAAAGGATAATGATTATATGGGTTTAAAACACACAATTTCTCTAAGCTTCGCAGAAGCTAGAATGTTAACAAGAAATGATATTGTAGAATTACCTGAGAGAGGAGAAATGGCAAAAAATCCAGAAATCACAGATGCTGATGCATCAGCAGCAGAAAAAGCAGGTAAAGGAGGAAAAGACTAATGCCATACTTTAGACAATTTCCAAAAGTAGATTATGACTTTAATCGTACAGGTGCTGTTACGCAGATGTTAGATATATTTCGTTCGGTTAGACCTTTACCAGATTTAGTTGATAATTTTTCAGGATATAGATTTTATGAGATTAAAAATGGTGAAAGACCAGATTTAGTATCACAAAGATTATATGGAACACCAGATTTTTATTGGACATTCTTTGTTGTAAATGAATTTTTACATGATGGTTATAGAGCATGGCCAATGAGTCAAGAAGATTTACATGCTTATATGGAAAAAGAATATGATGGTAAAGTATTAGAAATACAAACAACATCAACAACAGATATTGATGGAAATATAGAAACAATCAATAGTATAGCAGGTAAATTTACTATAGGAGAAGATATAGTTGGTCAAACATCAGGCGCTAGAGGTAAGCTAATAAAGAAAAATATTGATATGAATCAGCTTATTGTAAGAGGTGGTACATCACAAGCTTTTATTGGTGATGGAACTAGCAACTTTATTGAAGAAATTGTAGGTCAATCGAGTACTGATAGAGTTAATACACACAAAGTTTATAACTACGCAGATGCACCTTATTATTACTATGATGAAAATGATGGCGATAAATTACCAGTCACAAATGCTTTACATATTGAAGGTGGAGTTGCTACATCAGATTTAGCATATCAATCTTATAGAAATTTTGAATTTGAAAGAAATGAAGAACGTTCAAAAATACGTTATGTTGACCCTAACTATGTCGAACAGTTCGTGAATCAATTTGAAGAAATATTAAATGTCTAGTACACAAACAGATGTCACCAATATTACAGGTGCGATTACACCCAGTTCCTTTTTAATTAAGAAGGCTTTATTATACCCATCAAATAAAACAGAACCTGTAGATATTAGAGATATGATTCTTAAAATGGATGTGGAAGAAAGTTTAAGTAATCCATTTATTATATTAGAAGCCTTCGTTCAAGATGGTGGAAACTATTTTAGTAGATTAAGATTAAATGGAAATGAGAAAGTAGAATTTATAATTGGTCGAAGAAAACAAGCAGATTCAGAAGCTTTAGATGAAGACCAAAAATGGGAAATGACACTTACTTTAATTGATGTATTTCAATACTCTAGAATGAGTGCTAATAAACAATACTACACATTAAGAATGGTCTCACCTTGGGTTGTGACTGATGCAGCAAAAACTGTCGTAAATGAATTTGAAGGTACAATGGCGGGTGCTATTGAAAAAATTCTAAGAAATAATTTAAGTATAGAAAGAATAGAAAAAATTAACACTTCAAGTAAAGGTTCAGTACAAGGAGTATTTCCATCTCTTAGTCCATTAAAAGCAGCAAGTTGGTTATTAAATAATTGTTATGAAGAAAGTACACCATTCTTTTTATATGAAACATGTAAAAAAGGAGTTTATTTAGATTCTCTAAAATCAATGTACGATAAAGATGTACAAGAAACATATGAACTTAAATCATTCTTTAGTAATACACCAGGTTCAGCTGAGTACTTTGATGAGATAAGAACTAGAATTATAAAATTCTCATCACCAATAAATTATTCTCAATTTTCAAATATTAAAAAAGGTGTATATGGTTCTGAGTTTGAAGCAATCGATATATTTAATAAAAAATTTATAAAGAACGATTATCGATATAGTGATAATACAAAGTTAAATCAATTCGAACCATTCTCAAAAAACGATGAAGTAGCTGGATTAAAGTTAAATCAAATTACAAAAGGCAGAACTTTCTATGTCAATTTAAATCCTGGTGCTTTTGAACAAAGTAATATACATCAACCATTGGATAATACTATAATGAAAGGTGAAGCTTATTATAGCGCAATGTCAACTAACGTTATGAAAATGCAAATACTTGGAAACTTTGGTTTAGAGGTTGGTAATAAAATTAGAGTTGATATAAGTAAAGCATCATCAGCTGCAGCTCTTGATGAATCAAATATGTTTGATAAGTATTTAGGCGGTGATTATTTAATACAAAAAATAGAAAGTAATTTTGAACAAAAATTTACACAATCAATTACACTAGTAAGAGATTCAGTTGGTGTAGATATTGATAGTAAAGACCCATCAGAGGCAGATCGAAATGAATAGACAAGATGAATATATAGGAAATCCTTTTCAATGGTTTATAGGTGAAGTATTAGATATAAATGATACGGTATTACACTCAAGAGTAAAAGTCAGAGCTTATGGATATTATGATGAAAGTGTAGCAAAAGAAAAATTACCTTGGGCAACTGTATTATTACCAAACACATCAGCTTCGAAGGCTGGTGTAGGAAGTACACATGGATTATTAGTTGGTTCATGGGTAGTTGGATTTTTTAGAGATGGTTATAGTGCTCAAGACCCAGTTATTATAGGTTCAATACCAACTCAAACAGATGGTACTAAAGATGTACCAACAGAAGCACATGTTGAGAATATAAAAAATAAAGTACATAAAACAGAATCAGGTCATGTTATAGAACTTGATGATACAGCTGATGCTGAAAGAATAAACATAAAACACAAATCAGGAACGACAGTATTAATTGATAAAGATGGTGGAGTCCATATTAGTTCAGTCAATGATATAGTCAATATAAAAGGTAATACAACAATCACTGGAACTTTACATGCAACAGGAGATATCAGTACTGATGCAGAAAATGGTCCAACTTTAGGAACTCATACCCACCCACAAACTGGTGGTACAACTTCAGATGCAGACAGTGGAGTAGATACAAGTAAACCTTCCTAAAGTTATAGTAAACTTGTATAAATAGTTATATGGCAGGAATATCAGAAGCAGATAAGAGTATTAAGGATGGTATTAATCCATCCGTTGTTGTTGCTAAGAAAAAGCAATATAGGGATTTAGATTTATCTTTAGCAGTACATCCTATAAGAAAAGATATAATACCTTTAGTTGATGATAGAGCAATTGCCAACGCAATTAAGAATTTATTAATATCAAACTTTAATGAAAGACCATTTCAACCTACTACAGGTGCAAACCTTAGAGGTAGATTATTTGAACCAAACGATGCAATTACACGTATTGGTTTAAGAAATGATATTAGGAATTGTATACAAAACAACGAACCAAGAGTAAGTGTAAATGGTATTAATATACAAGATGATGCAGATAGGAATTCATATAAAATAACTGTGTATTTTTTAATTAAAGAATTTGATACTCAAGAAAGCATAGATATAGAACTAAGAAGGTTAAGATAAAATGGCTACTAATTTAAACGTAACGGAACTAGATTTCGACTTAATAAAAGATAACTTAAAAAGTTTTTTAAAACAACAATCAGAATTTAATGATTATGATTTTGATGGCTCAGGATTAAATATCCTATTAGATGTACTGGCTTATAATACTCATTATAATGCTATGAATGCTCACTTTAGTTTAAACGAAGCTTTTTTAGACTCAGCTCAAATAAGAGGTAATGTAGTCACAAGAGCTAAACTATTAGGATACGTTCCACGTTCAGTTCTATCACCAAGAGCAGTAGTAAATATTGTTGCAAATGCTGGTAGTGGTTCAAATCCAACAACACTTACTTTACCTAGAGGTACTAAATTAAATACTAAATTAGATGGTGTTGAGTTTCAATATGTAGTACTCAATGACCATACAGCAACTTTAGTTGGAACTAAATATACATTCCCTAATGTCACAATTGTTGAAGGTTCATTAAGAGAATTAAAATATAGAGTTGATAATGATATAGAGAATCAGAAATTTCAGCTTAGCGATAAAGATGCAGATACAAGTTCCTTACGTGTACGTGTACAGGAATCACAAGGAGCTGGTTCAGGTGGATTTGAAATATATACACAATTTGAATCCTTAAAAGGAGTTGATGAAAACACTAAAGTGTATTTCTTACAAGAAAATCCATCAGGATTCTTTGAAATATATTTTGGAGATGGTGTCACTGGTTATAAGCCTGTAAATGATAATATTGTCACAATCGATTACGTTAAAACAAAAGGTAAAGAATCAAATGGTGCTAGTCAATTCTTTATGGTTGACCAAGTTAGTGGTAAAGTAGCAGATAATGAACCAACAGTTGTATCAAATGCAGCTGGTGGAGCTGACCAAGAAACATCAGAATCAATCAGATTTAACGCACCACTTACTTACATTGCTCAGGATAGAGCAGTCACAGCACAAGATTACGCAGCTATTATTAAAAAGAATTTTAGTAATATAGATTCTATTGCAACTTGGGGTGGTGAAGACCAAACAATACCAGACTTTGGAAAAGCTTACATAGCAGTAAAACCTTTACTAGCTGAAAAATTAACTGATGATGAAAAGACAGAAATTAAAGATGCTATATTGAAAGGTAAGAACGTAGTATCAATTACACCTGAGATTGTTGACCCATCATTTACTAGATTAGAGTTAGATGTATTCTTTAAATATAATCCAAACTTAACAGATAGAACTGCAGTTGAACTTACAACTGTTGTGAGAGATACTATTAGTGATTATAATTTTAACAATTTAAATAAATTTGATGGTGTATTTAGGCATTCACAATTAACAAATGAAATTGATAATGCAGACCCATCCATTCTTAATAGTACTATACGACCTAGAATGTTTCAAAACTTTACACCACTTACTGATGTAGATGGTAATATAATAACTCAAAATCATACACTTACTTTTGCTGGTAAATTTTTAGATAGAGGTAGTTCAGCTAAAATGTTATTATCATCTTCACCATTTAAACTTAGTGGGTCAGATACTAGTGACCATTTCTTTGGTGATAGACCAATTGATAACGATTCAACAAAAAGAACAGTAATAGTTTATAAAGTAGCTGACGGCAAGAACGTAACGGTTGTAGCAGATGCTGGTACAATTGATATTGCAAATGGTATAATTACTTTACATAGCTTCTTACCAACAACAAACGCAAGTATTAGAATTTCAGCTATACCTGATTCTTTAGATATTGCACCTAAAAGAGAACAACTATTGGATATAGAACAAGATAGAGTTGAGATAACACCAGAGATTGACACAATCGCAACTGCAGGTTCAAGTGGAAGTATAACATATACAACAACATCAAGACTTAAAGACTAATGGCAAAAACAAATCTAACACCGGGAGTAATAGAACTAGATGATTCAACTTTAGTTGATACTAAAGAGCATATTCGTTTAGACCAAATTATACCTTCAGAGATTCTACATGATAAAACAAAACTAAGAGAGTTCTTAGAAGCATATTATACTTTCATGAATATGGAAGAGTTTATATATCAAGAAACAAAAGTTTTTGAAGATGTGGTTTTAGATAATGTAGCCAGGTTTAGAGTAGAAGATTCATCTAGAAATAATGAGTTCTTTGTAGATTCCGGAGCAGGTAATTCAACTTTAGTACTTAAATCACCAACAGGTAAAACACCTGCTAAATTTATTTTTGATGGTTCCTCATCATCTATAGTTAGTGCAAGTGATGATACAATTGATGTAGGTGAATTTAATCAATTGTCATTACCAGTTGGAACTCCAGTAGTATATAAAAGTGGTGATGGTACAGCAATTAATGGATTAACAAATAACTTTACTTATTATATTATTTCATCGGCTGGTGGAAAAATTAAATTATCAACATCAGTAAATGGTAACGCAGTTGATATTGCTGGTGTAGGTACTGGAGTACTTCATTCTTTTGAAGGTGCTAATAGTACTATGACTATTCCAATTAGTTCAGTTAATACAGCAATTTCAAATGGTAATGAATTACCGGGTACATTACAACTTACAAGTGGTATTGGTAAAACATTTACTGTCACTAATTTAACTTCTTTTAATGGATATACTGCAACCCTAACTACTTTAATAAAAAGATACGTAGGACCAGGTCCATCTAATATTATGAACACCATAGAAAAAGCTATGAACATCGATACGAATGATGATAACTTTTTAACTATGATGCAAAAAGAAATTGGTGCTTCATTACCTCGTAATACAGTTGGTAATAGAAGAACTCTTTATAAACTTATAAATGATTTTTATAAATTAAGAGGAAGTACTGATAGTATAGAAATATTTTTTAGATTATTATTTAACGAAGAAGTAGAAGTAGAGTTTCCTTATGAAAAAACTCTTATACCTTCTCAAGGTGATTGGGACCAAGCATTAAATCATACAACTACACTATCATCAGCCGCAAGTAATACAAACGTAATTAATATTACAGCAAGTAATGATAATATCAGACCAGGTTCTAAGTTAGTTGATGGTACTCCACCAGGTACTAATATTACTTTAAAGGATGGTATTGCCGATGGTGTTGAAGATAACCCAGTCACAGTATCATCTGTAGATGCAACTGGGAAGGTAATTACCCTATCCCAAGCCATTACTTTGTCATCTGGTGCAACTGTGACCTTCGTACCAAGAGGTACTTACCTAGACCAAAGAGGATTCTTATCTTACGACCAAGTTATAACTGATAGTAAAAAGTTTCAAAAGTTTTCTTACCTAGTCAAAACTGGTAGAAGTTTACAAGATTGGGAAAATGCTTTCGATAAATTAGTTCACCCAGCTGGATTTATATACTTTGCAGAAATATTAATATTCTTACAATTAACAAAATCAGCTTTAGGAGAAGATGCTTTAGGTGATGGTAAAAGAAATGATGGATTACCACCTTTACTTAGAAAAGTTTTATCAGCTTTACCAACAAGACAACCAGGTGTTATAGGTATTGAAGACCTTCCATTATTAGTAGAAGCATTTGCTTCAATATTCTCACCAATTGCAGAAGCTAAAATACATAAGTCAGGTTCACTATCATTAAACTTAAGAAATGGTGTTATAAGTGGTAGTAGTATTACAAGTGGTGGAACTGGATATACTAGTGTTCCAACAATTACAACATCTGATTCAGCAGCTGCTTCAGGATTTAACGCAGCAACTTTAACTGCATCACTTACAAATGGCAAAGTTTCAGCTATTACAATTTCAAATGGTGGTAGTGAATATGGAACTCCAGTAGCAACATTCTCAGCACCAACAGCAATGACATTTAATCCTGCCACTGCAGTTAACTTATCTAATGATACTATAACATTAACAACAGCTCAAGCAGCAGCTTTAGAGAATGGTGACCAAGTCACATATAATAGTGGTGGAGGTGGTTCTATTGCAGGACTTACTTCTACTGGTACATTCTTTGTAGTAAACAAATCCGGCAATACAATTAAATTAGAATCTTCTGTAGGAAATGGAGCAATTGATTTAGAATCAGTTGGAAGTGGAACATCTCATACTTTAACAGGTACAACAGCCACAGCAACCTTATCAAAAACCGATGGAACAGTTAAAGCAATTGAAATAACTGAAAAAGGTTTTGGATATTCAGGTACACAAACAGTTTCATTTAGCGGTACAGCACAAGATGGTGTCACACCTACAAACCCAGCAGCAACAATTGGCGTAACATCTGATGGTGAATTGGATGTAGATGCTATTACTATTTCAAATGCTGGTGCAGGTTTCTCACAACTATTTGCAACAGTACCAGCAAATCCAAACGCTACTAAGATAGCAAAAGTAAGAGTACTTGGTCCCTCACAAAAGAATTTTAGAACAGCACCTGGTATAACATTCCCACCACCTGATGCGGTAGATGCAGATGGTAATTTATTATCAACTAACGTAACAGCGACAGCTGTATTTACATTAGATGCAAATGGATTTATTACAAGTGGAGATATTACACCAAGTAATCCTGGTTTAGGATATACAAGAGACCCAATAGTAAGATTAGCATCTGGCGCACATAACGAGATTAGAGTTAGAACTCAACATATTTTAGATATTAATTTAAATCATAACGATGTAAAACCAACAACAGGCATACTACAAGTACCAAAACAAACAACTGGTTCTTTAATGGGTGGTAATTTAAGAGATGATATTATAAGTAATGTTGCATCAATTACAATTACAAATGCTGGTAGTGGATATACATCAGCAACAGTTTCATTCTCTGGAGGATTAGCAACTGTAGGTTCAACCACACCAGCTGAAGCAACAGCAACAGTATCAGGTGGTCAAATAACTGCAATTACTATAACAAATCCAGGTGACGGATATGTATCAGCACCTACAATAACAATTAGTGGAGATGGTTCTAATGCAGCAGCTACAGCAACCATTGATGATACATATACAAGAACTGAAGAAACACCATCAAATGCTAAATTCTTACCAGCATTTGAGGTAGCAATTAAGAATCCTAATTTTAGAACCATTATAAATAATGGATATAAACAAAGAAAAGGACAAAATTTCTATACTTCATCTAGGTTATACAATTCTAACCAACAAATAAGCTTTTTAGGTGGCATAGAAATACAAAACGTCGATTCAACTAATATAAATAAATATAATACACGAACATTCGTGGATTTAGAATAGAAGGTAAAATAAAATGGCAGCAATAGTATCAAACACATTTAGAGTTGTAAATGCAAACAACTTCAAAGAAGATGTAGCTAATAGTGCGGTATATGTTGGTATTGGTAAAGGTGATGTATGGTCTAACTCTACATCAGATACTACTGATTTAGCAACAGCACCTACACCAGGAGACCACTTAGATGACTTTGGAGTGGCTAGGTCTAACCTACAAGGAGTAAAGAAAATAGCATCATCTAATATTTCACACGTAACAAACAGACATACATGGGATGGTGCAACATCTTATGTAGCATGGGATTCAAAAGATTCAGATATCTTTGATAAGAAATTCTATGTTATTACAAATGAGTTTAAAGTTTATAAATGTATAAAGGCTGGTTCAAGTACATCAACACAACAACCAACACAAACTTTAACTCAACCACAAGCAGAATCTGATGGATATACATGGAAGTATATGTATACAGTATCAGTTTCAGATGCAGAAAAGTTTTTAACAAATTCATATATGCCAGTAAAATATATTGCTATGGGCGGAGAAGGCCAGGTAGCAGTTGCAAATTCTGGTACTAGTACAACAATAATTTTAAAAGAAGTAAATGATGACATCGCAGTTGGTATGACAGTCACTGGAACTAATGTTGGTTCTGGTAAAAAAGTTAGTGCAATAAATGGTTCTCAAATTACTTTAAACTCAGCTACAACAGGTACTGTCGCAATTAATACCATATTAACCTTCGCTTATGGTAGTGATTCAGATGCAGAAGCAAACCTAACTGAAGCTGATTATTCTCAATACCTAAACCAAAAAGCATCTCGAGATGATTCCTTAGCTGCAGGAATTGAAAGAATTGTTTTAGAAACAATTGACTCAGATGGAAATAGGACTGATTCAACAACATCAGGAGCTAACTATACAAGTGTACCTACAGTCACAATCAATGGTGATGGAACGGGTGCAACTGCTACAGCAACTGTAGCTGGAGGTGCTATCACAGGTATTACGATAACTAATAAAGGAACTAATTACACCAAAGCTAATGTAGTTATAACTGGTGGAAGTGGTTCCGGAGGAGCAGCTAGAGCTGTTATTGCACCAAACTATAGAGGAAAAGGTAAGAGTGGTCATGGTACAGATCCAAGAGCAGAGCTTGGTGGATTCTTTATGGCACTTAACGTAAAACTAGATGGTGCTGATGGAAGTGGAGACCTTGGCGTAAATAACGATTTTAGACAAGTAATGTTATTAAAGAATCCATTAAATGGTGCTGGTATAGCTTCACCATTAGTGGAAGGTAATATAGCTTCTTCAGATACTTTAAAAGCTACAGACTATTTAGACTTTTCAACATCATTCAGTTCTGGAAGTGGTGTAGGAGATTTTGTAGTTGATGAAGTAATTACAGGTGGTTCAGCAAACGCACCAAAAGCTTTTGTCACAGAAATAGATACAACTGATGGATTTGTATACTATCATCAAAATCAAAAAACAGGTTATGAACCATTTGAGGATGGTGAAGTAATTACTGGTGGAACAAGTGGTACAATAGGTACTCTTGAATCTCTTAACGCTGTTAAATCTTCAGAGTTAGATAGAGAATCTGGTGAAATACTATTCTTAGAAAATAGATTACCAATTAACAGAACAGCAACACAGATTGAAGATATTAAAATTATATTAGAATTCTAATATAGTTAAAGGGAAATTTTATGGCAACGACTAATATTAAAAACTATAATGTGACACCTTATTACGATGACTTTGATGAAACCAAAGGATTTCATCGTATATTATTTAAGCCAGGTGTTTCAGTTCAAGCAAGAGAACTTACACAAATGCAAACCTTGCTTCAAGCTCAAATTGACAGGTTTGGTAAGTACGCATTTAAAGAAGGTGATTCAGTTATAAATGGTGAAGTATCATTAGATGTTGAACGTGATTATATTAAAGTCGAGCCAAGTTTTACTCATAGTTCAACTACACATACAACCACAGCTGCAGTACTTACATCTTTAGTTGGTTCAACATTAACAGGTCAAACAAACGCTGTCACAGCTACAGTAATTGGTGTTGAAGCTACTGAAGGTAGTAACGCACATACAATTTATTTAAAATATACTGGGTCCGGTACAGGTAATACATTTAAATCTTTCGTTGCTGGAGAAGTATTACAAAGTGACGCATCCGGTACTCCATTCGTAAAAGTTGGTGGTGGCTCAGGTGGAGCTTCCATAGCAGCAACAAATCCTGTCGGACAAAACGCAGTATTTAATTTAAAAGAAGGTGTATATTTCTTAAAAGGAAACTTTGTATACGTACCTGGTGGGTCAATTACTCTTGATAACGCTGGAGATAAATACTCAAACACACCAAATAATATAGTTGGTTTACAAGTCACAGAGAGTACAGTATCATCAGCTGAAGATACAAGTTTAGTTGATAACGCTTTAGGTGCTCCAAACTATTCAGCTCCAGGTGCTGATAGATATGCTATTACAACAACATTAGTAAAAGCTGCTAACGTTACAAGTATAGCAGTTTCTAATTTTGTAATCTTAGCTGAAATTAACAATGGTATAATGAAGGTTGATAAAACTGATAACCCTGATGTACCATTGGATAGAAGGTTAGCAAAAAGAACGTTTGAAGAATCAGGTGATTACGCGGTACAACCTTATCAATTAAATATTAAAGAACATTTAGATGATGAAGCTGGTAATAATGGACATTTAACTAGTTCAAATGGTGGTAGTGCAACAAAGGTTGCTGTTCATGTTGAACCCAACACAGCATATGTTAAAGGGTTTAGAGTTGAACATACAACTACTGAACTAGATTTAAATTTAGACAAACCTAGGTCAACAACTTCAGGTGATGAAGATTTTAATACAATTACTGGATATACTCAAACATTAAATTTTGGTAATTACGTAAAATTAAAAGCTAGTGCTTGTACAGGTGTACCAAATATTGCTAACTTTGAATCAATAAATTTACATAATGCTGCTGGTGGAGGTGGTTCCGTTGTTGGTACCGCAAGAGCTAGAGGTATGGAAACTGTAAGTGGTGATATTAGATTATATTTATTTGATATAGTCATGTCATCAGGAGCATTTGGTGCTGTAAGAAGTTTTAAACAAGGTACAACAACTTTCCAAGCTGATTTTGCAACAGGAGCTGAAGGTGTATTATTTGAAACTAATGCTAACACAGCTATCGTTCCATTACCATATAGAGCTATCAGATCTGCTGATGCATCAGCTACATTTTCAGTCAGAGTAAGACAATCATCAAGTACGAATGGTGATACAATTACTGCACCTAGTGGATTAACACCAATTAACGAAGGTACTGTAGTTGCACAAAAAGTAAATGTTTCTACTGGAGCATTTGATGGTAATGTTCAAAACTATAGCGCAAATATTTCAGGCCAAGTAATTACTTTCGGAGAAACTGCAGGTTCAGGACATAGATTTGATGTAATATATACAGCAACACTTTCAAATCAAGCAACAAAATCAAAACAATCACAAACAGTCACTGATTTAAGCGTAACACTTTCGAGTGGAAGAGCAAGTTTAGCAAAAGCTGATGTTTATGAAATAACAGATATTAGAACAGCAGCTAGTGGCGGTGGTGTTTCAATTAAAGAACAATTTAATTTAGATACAGGACAAAGAGATAATTTCTACGCACCAGGTGCTATTGTATTAAAGCCTGGAATTACTGCACCAACAAGTGCTATCTTTGTCACATTTAAATATTTCACACATAACACAGGAAATTATTTCTCAGCTGAATCATATCCTGATTACGATAATATACCAGAGTTTAATTCACCAGTATTAGGTAAAGTAAAACTAAGAGATGTAATTGACTTTAGACCTAGAATGAACGATGCTGGTACAGGATTTACTGGTACAGGAGCAGTTGTTCCAAGTAATGGATTCCCTGCTGATTCAACAACCTTTGGAGCTACAATAGAACATTGGATGCCAAGAACAGATACTTTATTCATTGATAAAAATGGAGAATATGGTATTGTCACTGGCGTAACAGATCCAATATCACCAGTAGCACCTAAAGCACCTGATGATGCTATGGCAATTGCACACTTACAAGTTGCGCCTTACGTATTTAAAGTAGATGAAGATATACATCCAGTACTCATTGATAATAAAAGATATACAATGAGAGATATTGGTAGATTAGATAGAAGATTAAAGAACGTTGAGTACTTTACATCTTTATCTTTACTAGAACAAAGTGCAGCAGATATTCAATTACAAGATACTGATGGTTCTGATAGATTAAAAAATGGATTTATAGTAGATAATTTTTATGGTACTAAAATAGCAGATTCTTCAAACCCTGAATATTCAGTTGCTATGGATAGAAAAAGAGGTGTATTAAGACCTCAATCAATTAATAGAAATGTTAACTTAATTAGAAAAACAAACGATGCAGTAGCTAATAGTTCAACACACAATTTAGCAGTTAAAAGTGCTTCCTTAGTTCATTTACCATTTAGTGAAACTAATTTTGTTAACCAACCATTCTCATCTGAGTTTATAAATGTAAATCCTTATAATATATTTACATGGACAGGAGTTTGTAAACTATCACCAGAGTCTGATGAATGGAAAGAAACAAACGTAGCTCCAACAGTTTATATTGACGATACAGCAGCCTTTGAGCAATTTAAACAAATGGCTGAACAAGAAGGTATACTAGGAACTGTTTGGAATGAGTGGGAAACAACATGGGTTGGCGTAACCACTGAAGAAGAATTAATAGATTACTGGGAAAATGATGATTTTAGTGGTGGTCAAACAACTCAAACCACAACGATAACAACTACAGACCAAACAAGAAGTGGATATAATACTGAGTTATCATTTGACACAGTCACAAGAAGTGATGGAACTAAAGTAATATCAGTTAACTTTGTACCATTTATACGTTCAAGAGAAATTAACTTTAAAGCACAATTACTCAAACCTAATACTAAGTTTTACGCTTTCTTTGATGGAACCGATGTATCAAACTTTGTAAGAGAAGAAACATTTAGTAATTCTAATCCATTTGAGTTCTCTGATAATTCATCTATAAAAGACCATGGTGGAGAAACTGCTCACCATGAAGGAGCCGGAGCTCTTGTATCTGATTCTCAAGGTGTAATAAATGGTTCATTTGTTATACCAAGGAATGATGTATTAAAGTTCTCAACTGGTGCTAGAGAATTTAGATTATCAGATGATAGTTCAAATAGAAGAAATTTTGAAACATCTTCAGCTGAAGCTCAATATTACGCACAAGGGTTATTAGAAACTTTACAAGAAACTATTATATCTACAAAGGTTCCAGTATTAGTACATTCTGAATTATCAGAAAGTAGAACATTAACTGAAAGTGAAGTTGAAACAGAAACAACAACATGGGAAGACCCATTAGCGCAAACCATTCTTATTGATAGAAAAGGTGGAATGTTTGCTTCATCAGTTGAATGTTTCTTTAGGTCAAAGGATGCTAATATTCCTGTAAGATTAACAATACGTACAACACAAAATGGCTATCCTACTCAGAAAATAGTACCAGGAGCTGATGTTATATTATATCCAAGTTCAGTTAATTTAGCATCTGATTTAAGTGCTAATAATGGTATAGGTAATGCTGATACAGCAACTAAATTTAGTTTCGAACATCCAGTTTATTTAGCACCTGATGTAGAATACGCAATAGTACTTACATCAGCTTGTGATAACTACGAAGTATATATTGCTAACATGGGTGGAGTTGATTTAACAGATAATACTAAACAGATAACAAAACAACCATATAATGGTGTATTCTTTACATCTCAAAATGCTTCAACTTGGACAGCAGAACAATATAAAGATTTAAAATTTAAATTAAATAGATGTGAATTTGATATTACTAAAAAAGGTGAGATTAATTTAGTTAACGATGTTTTACCAAGTAAAAAAATTAATGTATCATCTATTGGTACAACCAGTGGACAAAAAACATTTACAGTATTTGCGAAGAACCATGGTATGTATATTGCAGGAAGTAAGGTCACAATTACTGGAGCTACAGCTGCGGTAAATGGAATTCCAGCTTCAGAGATTGGAACAACATCTTCTCCAGTAACGCATAATATTACATCTTTTACTCATGACTCATTCGTATGTGAAAATGCTAGTGGTAGTACTAACGCTACATCTACAGGTATTGGTGGTAATTATGGTATAGAAATTACTCAAAACTTTATGATGGATGTTGTACATCCAATGATAGAAAATATACAAGTTCCTGGAACTAAGATTAATATGTTTATGAAACCTACAGGTGGTCGATCAGCTAGTGGTGCAGAAACAACACATGCTCTAGATTCTTCTGAAATAAAAGTTATACCAAATAGAAACTTTACATTCGCAAGACCTCGTATGGTAGCATCATCAGCTAATGAAGCTGGTCCAATGAGTGGAGCTAAATCAATGCAAATAAGATTAGAGTTAGAATCAACCGATGCTGGTCTTTCGCCAATCATTGATATGAATAGAACTTCATTATTTGCAATTCAAAATAGAATTAATTCAGATAATGGTTCAGAAGCAGTAATTAAGGATGGTCCAAACGTATGTAAATATTTCACAAAGGTTATTAGTTTAGATGAACCAGCAGATGTATTAGATGTATTCATATCAGCAAAACAACCAGCTGGAACTTTAATAGAACTTTACTCTAGAGTATGTGATTCAGATGAAGATATCGAACAAGTAGCATTTGTTAAACACGACCCTGTAAAAGCAATACCAACAGGAAAAGTATTTAAAGAAGCTCATTATCTAGTTGATAAAGCTGGCAATTTCTTCTCAAAAGTACAATTTAAGATAGTATTAAAATCAACATCATCTGCAATTATACCAGAAGTAAAAGACCTCAGAGCAATTTGTAGTACATAGGAAATATTATGGCAAGAAAAAAAGTAGAGAATCAACCTAATTTAGAAAGGGATACCCACAGTCAAGCGATTATAAATACTAATAAGAACGCTTTTGCTAATAGAAGATTACAAAAAGCAAAAGTAAAAGCAAGGGAAGAAGAGTTTCAAATAATGAAAAACGAAATAGAGGAACTCAAGAAAATAGTTAAAAAGTTGAGTAAATAAATATGCCACAGAATAGCGAAACAAGAATATTAACATCAAATACTCTCGAACAGTTTAGACAAAAATCTAATGATATATCTTTAGATGTTGGTGATAATAAATTAATTGACTCTAGAATATTAGATAAAACAAAAACATTTACTGCTGCAGCATCACAAACACTATTTGAAAGTGGTTCAATGAGATATGAATATAAATCTGAAGAAACATTAGATAACATATCTCATTCAGAAGCATTACCAGTAGGAAGAGTAAGAGTATATAACGGAAGTACTGAACTTACTCAAGCTTTATCTGGTACAAATACTTTCAGAACACCAAATTATGTAGCAAACATTGCTTTAACTGGTTCACCTACACTTACAGAATTTGTAGAAAATGTAGAAGTATATCAAGCATCATCAGCACAAACTGATTTAACTGCATCAGCAGTCACATTTAGAGGTAAGGTATTATCTGCTTCAGTGGCCGATGGTGTTAGATTAAAATCAGAATCAGGTACTTATAACGCAAGTGCAGCTTTAAGAGTTCACCCAGGCACAAGTGGTAATAGTACAAGTACAGATACTATTTTAGCATCACAACATACAGGTAAAACTTCAATTGATACTACGTACGGTAGAATTATTCAATTAAATAGTGGAGCTTCAAATGGTGATGTTATTAAAGTTGTATCTCATTCATTAGTAGATGCAATTAACGAAGTACAAGATGATGTTGGTGATATAACATCATTAAATACAAATACAACTGCAGATATAGTAGCATCAATTAATGAATTAGAACTTGGTATAAGAGGTACAAGTAATAATTTAGTTGCATCTGATTTATCAGGCATGTCAGCAAATAATGTTGTATCAGCCATATTAGAACATGAAACAGACATAGGTAATATGTCACTTAACGTAGCAGCTAGCAATTTAACTGGTGCTATAAACGAATTGGAAGCTGATTTATTTAATGCAGAAGGTAGTGATAAAAGAACACTTAATAGTTTACTTACAACAGATAAAACATCAATCGTAGATGCTATAAATGAAGTACACGATGATGCATTAGCAAGTGTTAAATTAGTTTCATCAAGTACACAAACATTTAATTCAAATTTAGTATTTGGAACATCAGGAAAAACATTTACTTTTAACTCAGGAACCACATTAGATTTAAGCCAAGCTTCTCTAGTAATTGGTGCAGGTGGAGAAAACCTAGCATTTAATACTGCATTCTTAGCACTTACAGCAAATGATAATAGTAATACTGCTGTAAATAGATTAGGACTAGAAGTAAGAAGAGCTGGTTCTGGAGCAGATGCTAAATTACAATGGAACGAAGTAGACCAAGTAAGTTCTAATCCTGCTCGAGCGTGGCAATTAGTAGGGTTAAACGATAGTGGTGCTTCAAATACTGCTGATATTGTCACGTTCTATAACGCAAAAGAATTATTTGCAAATAATACAGAAACAGGTATTTCAGTAGATTGGGATGCTTCAAATGAAAACTTTGATATTGTATTAACTCAAGACCCAACAATTACATTAGGTGGAGACTTAGGTGGTTCATTAACAATGACCAACCTTGCAGGTGGAACATTAACTGCAACAATTCAAGCTGGTTCAGTTGAGAATAGTATGTTAGCAGGTTCGATTACAGCTGCTAAATTAGCTGGTTCAATACCTAATAGTAAATTATCAAATTCATCTTTTGAATTAGATGCAGATTCTGGTACAACAAACTCAGTAAATCTTGGAGAAACATTATCCATAATAGGTACATCTGGAGAAGTAGAAACTTCAGTAAGTGGAAATGCTGTCACAGTTGGTTTACCAAGTGATGTCACAATAGGAAATGATTTAACAGTCACAGGTGATTTAATAGTTCAAGGCGATACCGTCACATTAAATACATCAACATTACAAGTTGAAGATACATTAGTATTAATGGGTAATAGTGGTACACTACCAACAACTGGTGGATTTGGATTAGAAACAAGATTATTTAGTGGAAGAGCTAACCAAACAATTAACAATAGAACTTGGGATAGTACTGGTAAACATCCAGGAGCAGCTTCAAACGTAACTGGTTCTCACTCTATTGTATTTAACTTTGCATATGACCCAGGTAGTGGACAACCAAAAGGTAGATGGGAAATGGATGGTTCACCATTACTTTCAGCAGCTACTGCAGGTACTCCACAGATTGAAGGTCAATCGTTTGGAACAGGAGATAACTTAGTATTCTCAGCAGGCACTGGATTAAGTGAAACAGTAGTAAACTCAAGTGGTACAAATACAGTCACATATACAAATACAGATTTAGGTTCATCACAAAATATATTTAAAAATGTTTCAGCTGATAGTGGTACAAACGCTGTAGCTGATTCTAATAATGATACATTACAAATTTTAGGTGGAACAGCTTTAGCATCAGTAGGTGATGCAAGTAATGATAGAATAACTATTAATCACTCAGACGTTGGAGCTGGTGCAGCAACTTATGGACAAACCGGTTCAGAAGATGGTCAATATATTAAATCAATAATTGTAAATGCTCAAGGTCACGTAACTGCAGTTACGTCTGATGATTTCGATAACAGATATGATAACTATGGAAGTTGGTCATTAACAGCTGACTCAGGTGGTACTGCAACAATTAGTACTGGTAATACAGTAGATATTCAAGGCGGTACAGCACTTACAACCACAAGGTCAGGCGATAATATTTCAATCGCATTGGATAACACATCGGTATCAGCAGCTGCGTATGGAGGTAATTTACAATTTAATACCTTTACTGTAGATGCTCAAGGTAGATTAACAGCAGCAGGAAATGGTTCGACATTAAGTGCAACAGGATTAATTGGGTTATCTAACAGTGGTGTGATATCAACATCTGCAGATAATTATAGTCATTGGAATTTTACAACAGATACATCTGGTACTGAAACAGTCACAAGTCAAGATACCGTCACAATACAAGGTGGTACTGGTATTACTGTATCACACAGCGGTGATGTTATAACAATTACAGAAGATGTACCAAACTCAGATACAAATACGAGAACTCAAATTTTAGCAGATTCTGGAGGTGGTACTAACTTTAGTGGAACCACTAATAACCAGGTTACGATTAGGGGTGGCACATCTATAAGTACATCATTCAGTGCTGGTGTTGTCACAGTCACTAACCTCGCCCCTGACCAAACAGTATCATTATCAGGTAGTGGAGCAACAAGTGTTAGTGGTACATATCCAAACTTTACAATCAGTTCAACAGATAATAATACACAGTACTCGGGTACAAACGGAGTAGCTCTAACTGGTACAACAAATTCAAGTGGCCATTTATTATTTGATTTATCAAATACTTATACACCAGCTGGTGGTACATATACCATCACTGGTGAGATTAGAGCAACAGGTGATGTTGTAGCTTTTGCATCAGATGATAGATTAAAAGATAAAGGCGATAACATTGAGAACGCTTTAGATAAAGTTAAACAATTAAATGGATTCCATTTTAACTGGAATCAATTAGCATCAGATTTACAAATTGGTAAAACTGATAGAGATATGGTTGGTGTAAGTGCACAGGAAGTAGAAAAAGTATTACCTGAAGCTGTTTCACCAGCACCAGCTGATGAAGAATATAAAACAGTTCAATATGAAAAATTAGTTCCTTTATTAATTGAAGCAATTAAAGATTTAAATGCTGAAATAGAAGAACTAAAAAGTATAAATAAAAAGGTATAGAATAAATGGCGGTTTACTCTAATTTAACAGTCGATCAAGGGACTGATTTTACAGCATCTGTAGATGTGACCGATACTGATGGAGACGCGTTAAATTTAACAGGATTCACAGTAGCAGGACAAGTCAGAAGGAGTTATTATTCTTCTACTGCAACAAATCTTACATGCGCTGTAGCTAATGCCACATCAGGTGTTATAACAGTTTCATTATCTGCTGCTCAATCAGACGCTATGAAACCTGGAAGGTACGTATACGATGTTGAAATTACAAACTCTGGTGGAGTAAAAACTAGAGTTTTAGAAGGTCAAATTGAAATAATGCCAGGCGTAACTAAGATTTAAATATGGCAAATATAAAAGCAAAAATAAGAAGAAATCCTGATAGAATAGTAGCACAAACCATTAAAGTTGGTAATTTGTCCTTAACTGATTTATCAGATATTGATGCATCACAAAACACAGATGGTGCTATGTTAATATACAATGGTACAACAACTAAATTTACATTAAAGCCTGAGATAGGAAATAGTAATACAATATTTAATGGAGGCACTTACTAAAAATGGCTAAATTAACAAGAATAAAGATTTTAACTACGGGGTCAACTACAACCGCCCCTAGTAATATAAAGACCGGTGAGTTAGCGTACTCCTACGTAACAGGTACTCAGGCTAATAACGGTGATAGATTATATATCGGTACAGGGACAGAATCAAATGGTATAGCATCTTCTGTCGATTTAATCGGTGGTAAGTATTTTACTGGAATGTTGGACCATGTACATGGTACCACAACTGCAAATAGTGCTCTGATTGTAGATGGTAATAAACACGTTGACGTTTTAAATATTGGAACATTAGCACTTGAGAGTTCAGGTGGTTCAGGCCAAGAGGTCACAAGCATTGTCACATCAATGGGTGGCTCTCCAACAGATGCTCAACTTATTTCAGCACAAGGTGTTAAAGAATATGTAGATGCTCAAGTCACAGCTCAAGATTTAGATTTCCAAGGTGATTCAGGTGGTGCTTTAAGTATTGACCTTGATTC